ATATGATCGGTTCTTTCGTATAACTCACTTATGCGCTTGTCTTGTATCTCCGGCTCTTTCTTCGGCAAGATTTTCATGTAAGCCGTTATGAGCGGTTTGTGAATGGTTTTGAACTGTTTAATCGGCTCTGCAAACTCGCCACGGCCTTTCAACCCTTCTTCGATTTTTCTAACCACAACGCTCGCTTTATCAATGTTTTTAATTTCATCAATGAATGGCGCGTAAAACATCAATGCTTGATTTTGCGGATTCGTGATTTTTTCAACGAGCATTATTGCAATTAAGATGATGATGATTTCTTCTTCTTTGTTTGCCCTTTTCTTGTATTGAAGATCGGATAAGCGGTTTATGTACTCTTCACGAATATCACTTGTTCTGATCAACTGACGCACCATCGGCTACTGGCTTATCTTCGGTTGTTTCTGACTTCTCTTGTGTTTCGGACTTTTCTGGTGTTTCTTCCGTCCCGTTGGGAAGTCTGTTGCCGTTTAGCCCTTTCAGTGTTCGTGCCATTGAATTTGCTTGAATATCCGCTTTCATTTCTTCAACACGGGCTTGTTCTGCGAAGTGCCGTTCAACCATCTCATTGATTTGGTCATCGTCCAAATCGGGTTCTTGGCGTTTATACAGGTCAAATATCGAATAGCCAATTTCTTTCAGCATACGCATTTCGTCAATGGTAACCATTTTGTTAACCATGTTTTGCGATGAAAACCGCATACGAATATCGTCTTGCTGTTTGTAAAACTCTTTCCAAAGCACAAGGAACGGCTCAAATGCGTTTTCGATAAGTGAACGCTTTTCATAGATAAACGAAATCGTTTTTTGGCTTTCTGCTGCAATTTGCGTTGCGGTCTTTGAACCGCCTGCGGCATCTCGCAAGAATGAAAACAAGTCGGAACCTGCTACGCCACTACCAGCAGCGATTTTTTCACAAATGTTGTTTCTGTTTCTTTGATGTTCCTGCGACCGCATTTCAAACTGAACGGCCATCGGCTTTTGCTCGGAAGCGTTTCGTGTCGGGTACATCGTGTACATCAACTGATCGAAACCGCTATAAGGAGTCCCAGACGCGCTATCGGTCGGGTTTGTCATTTCTTCGGGGACAATAACCTTGCCTTTGGAAATATACATATCCGTAACGAAATGCGCTTCTTCCATTTCATATTCAAGCAAATAACTTATTACTGGTAGTAATAACGGTTCGCCCATTTTAATTTCTGGAACACGGTTATCTACGGTTGCTTTGAACACGAAAACGGCAATATCCTTTGAAAACTCTATCGGCTGTTCAATGCCAAACTTGATGGTTGGGAAATCGTTCCGCAACTTGTTTTGAATGTGCTTTGGTATTTGTTCCCATTTTGCTTCTGTCGTGTTTGTAATATCAAACTGCAAAGCGGTGGAAACATTACCAGACTGCGTGTGAACCGCATATTTGTAAACTGGCTTGTGTGAATCATTGTAATAGCGTTTTTCTACGATGTAATAATTGTAATCGGTTTCTCGTCTGCCTTCGCCATTTTGAACCTTTGGCGTGTAAGCACCCATAAACCCAGTGAAACTTGTGCATCTTCCACTGAAATCTACATCATAGAAACACTGGTCAATTCGATACGGTCTTGTTATCAACTGTCTATCATTTGAAATATAGGCAGGAAATAAGCAAGTTCCACCAGCAAAACCATATTTTACGATCTGTTTAATGGTGTCTTGGAACGAAAAGCGATTTGACCATTTGTTGAACTCTTTTAATGTTTCGTTGTTTTGCTTATTCTTTGATTTCTCTGCGCCTTTGTTTTCAAAGAAAACCTTGCTTGAAATCGTGAGTTTCGTTAATTCTTCAATTACCGTGCCACCGATACCAGTTGAGAAGATACCAGCGTTTGATTTGTGAACTTCTGGCACATATCCCTGGAACCAGTATAGAGAGCGTCTAATCGTATTCAAATAATAGAACTTGAAATTCGATGGAACGAGCGTATAAAACGTATCTCTTATTACGGGCGCGTACGTGGACTGTGCGCTGATGGCAAACGTATTCATTATTTCATTGTTTACTGTCATCGTAGTATCATAACCGTTACTCATTCATCATTCGCCACCTTTCTTTGTGAAGTCTTGCAACTGATACGGATTTGCATGATAACAAACTGGATAGCGAACTGCGTCTGAAATGTCGTTTGGTATGCTATCGTTGAACTTTGTGCTATCTTCTTCAAGCCAGCAAACCGTCATGTACTCTCTGATAAGAACGCTAACGTGAACTTCCGCACCATGATTTGTATAACTTGAACCGAGTTCGTGCCAATTTTCTTCCGTAAAGAACAACTTTTTCTCACCGAAAGCATTGTTGACAGTTTTCGTGGTTTCCATATGGTCTTTGCGTGTGAACTTGAAAATCGTGATGTTTCTGCCAAACGGGTATAATTCATAAATTAAGTTATCAATTAAATCGACTGAATGGCCGTCAACAACGAATGTGATTTTCTTGTTTTGAAGACTATACTTGAAGATCAAATCACGCAACCACGGTTTTATGTACTCTTTAACTAACCTTGCATTATTGATAATCCCATTTTTAAGCGGATCGTGGTAAATCATTTCTCCCGTTTTACCAACAAGCCGTGTGTTTTTAAATTGAAATATCGGGAACAAAATCATTTTGTCTTTGCTTGTTGCACCGTCCACCCCTATGTAAACCTGGTTGATATTTTTAAGATTTTCTTCGTTTGTTGCAAACAACGGTTCAAACACGCTTGGCGGTAGCATATGAATTGTTTCCGTGAATGAGCCATAGACAAGATCATTACCGCCTATCGGTTCACCGCCATACAAATAACAAGCGTTTTTCGGGTTCATTTCATATTCTCTGATAATAACTTGCTTTGTAGCGTTGTTGAGCAAGTGCCAAATATCACGAAACGATGTTTCAATAACCGTTACATTTTTATCTTTCCGCATTTCATCTACCCAGATATTGAACTTGCCGAGTTTGTTTCTATCGGCGTTTCCGGCATAGATGATTTTTCCAACCTTGTCATCAAGCAAACGAATATAGGTTGCAATAGCGTTTTTAAGCAAGTCTGATGTTCCAGTGCCTGTCATACATTCTTGCGTTTCTTCTGAAACTATGAGCGAGATGTTTCTTTCAGCAACTTTACCTTTTGATGTGTTTGAACCCGACTTGCTACCTAAACCGACACCGCTAAAACGGATTTGGTTGCCGAATGGCGATGTAATTAGCATTGGTGGGGTTTCTTTCCATTCAAACATTAAAAACAGTTCTGGGGGCAATTCTTTGAGCATTTTCTGTTTAAATTCAAGGAAGATACTTTCTTTCATAGCGGACGAGTTCGCGCGCAATACTACTATATCTAACTTCTTGTAATTGAACAGGTTGGTTTTCATCTTGTCGAGTATGATCTGTGTTTTACCACCGATACGACCGCTCACAAGCACAAACTCTCTTTTGCCCGCTTTAATTTCGTTTTCATCATCAACTAAAACTGGTACAAACACTGGAATTGTTTTTGAATTGATTTTAACTTCTTTTGGCATTTGTTATTTACTCGGTGGAATCGGACATTCTTCGCCACCATCGCTTGCGACTACTTCTACTCGAACTGTGATATTGCCGATGTCAGCCGGATTCGCGCTTTCAACTTTCTGCTGATACTTCGTTTTCCAAAGGTTGTTCTGCGCGTACTGGTTCATAATCGGGTTCGGCGGGACATCTTTTTCATAAGTATCAACCGATTTAAGTTCACGACCGTTAATGAGTCTGATGTTTGTATGGGTTTCAACGGTTTTATAACCGACTGCGGAACGGAACATTGCGTTTTCAATTTCCTTGTATTGCATTTTGCGACCATAAGCAATGCTATCACTAAAAAGGGGATAATCTTTGCATAATTGGTTTAATTCAATTTGCGATACTTCGAGATCGTGTGCCATTTCAATTTCGGTCATATTGGCTCTTGCCATCGTTTCTATGAGCAACATGCCTTCTTTTGTAACGAGCCACTCCTTGCGATCCGTGGTGGGTTTTTCATAGTACTTTGCGTCTTTCAGCATTTCTTTTGCCTTTTTTTCAAGTTCAGCTAATGTTTTCACGCTTTTTGTTTCCATGAATCAGCACCTCGCTTTCTGACATTTTCACTTTTTCTATGCTTTTTACCCAAAAATATATGGACAGCATTCTACATTCTT